AATTATCGCTTTGTCAGAGATATTTTTCTAAAGAAGAAGGTATTGTTTATGGTGCGAGATATGATTCTTCTAATAAAGGCTCTGTTCTAGTTTTTCATCCTGTTACAATGAGAGCAACACCAACTATGACTTATGGGAATATTAGAACAACTACGGGTTTAGATACATCTGCAAGTTATTCAAGCAGATTTCAAGGTTTTATGAGCCATGATAAACCATATTTTTCAGAGTTAAAATTTGATGCGGAATTATGAGCGAAATTAATTATACATACAAAAAATTAGCAGATCACGAAGATCTAATTACAGGAAAGACTGTAGAGACTAAAGTTATTTTGAGAAAAGAAGATAATGCTTATATTCCATTTGACGAAGCAAACACCGACTACCAAGAGTACCTTGCGTGGATAGCAGAGGGAAATACAGCCGAAGCTGCTGATTAATATATGAATACACAACCTGAACAGTTACTAAAACAAATAAAAGAAGGTCAAATGCAAGTAAAAGCATATCAAGCTATTGTTGATGCAAAAAAAGAATTATTAGAACAATATTTTGAAAAAGGTTTTATAATGTCAAGATTTGAGATTGATGGCATAAAAGCAGTTAGAAGAAGAAAGCCAGAAAAATGGCAATATACAGAAGAACTCATAAATTATAAAAAAGAAATAAATAATGCTATTGAGGATCGTGAACAACAAGAAAGAGAAGAGGGGATAGCAACTAAAATAGATACAGGTACATCATGGGTTGTTAGATGAAAACAGCAGAACGTATTGAAAATGCACTGAAAAGAGTAAAAGAATTGCTTACGTTAGTATCTATATGGATTAAAAACAAAAAAGAAGAAGATTTACTTTCAAAAGAATTTAGAGAAAAAAAACTACAAATGATAGAAAATTTATATAAACAGATAGCGGAACTTAATAACCAATTTATGTTTACTTATGATTCAGAATTTAGAACAAAAGAATATTTAGTTAAATATGAATCTTTAAAAAAACAAATAAACGATCTTGAAAAATAATGAAGCCTATACCAATAGATCAATTAATGAAAGAATTTAGATACCCTAGTAAGTGGGGTGATTGGCATTTTGATAAACAGAATTTATGTTTAAATTTATTGCCAACAAATCATAAAACACCTTGGAATCATGATTGCCCTTTTTATCAAATTGACTTAGAACAAATAGATACAAATTTTGAATTACTTTTTTGGATATTTCATATTAATGGTAAATGTACAGATATTTATGGTGAAAATGTAGTTAAAGATTTAGTTGCTGCTTTTAGCGATATTTTTTATTTAGTTGGAAGATTAAAAAGAGGTGATAGTAAAAACTTTTGTGGTTCTTCAATAGCAAAAAAATATAAATTAGAACTAAATTTACAGGACAATAAAAAATGAACCCACAGAAGAATAAAGGAGATAGGGCAGAAAGAGAAGCGTGTATATATTTAACAGCATCTACTGGTTATGTAGTTGAGCGCAGATTTGGCGCAGGTCAGGATAAAGATAAAGGCGATCTTACAGGGATACCAGATACAGTATTACAAGTTTGCGACTATAAAAACAAAAGCGAGGCAGTACTAAAAAAACCTAGAGAGGCAGAACAACAGCGATTAAATGCAGGTGTAAAACATGCAGCTACACTTGTTAGATTTAATAAAAGACCTAATACAGCAGAGGGTGATAATTGGCGTGTTTGTTTGACTATTGAACAGTATGCAAGACTTGTAAAACAAATAAATAGTTGACAGGGGTTAACCTTAGTGGTACATTAAATATTGTACACATAACCGAGAGGTAATCCAATGACAAGATCATTAAATGTTCTTTCAAAAATCTTAGGACTAACAGCAAGTTCTAACCCACATGAAGCAAAAGCTGCTGAAGCAAAATTAGAACAGCAACTACTAGCTAGAGGCATAACTAAAGAGCAACTTGAACAACAGTTAGATATGCAAACTGTAGAAGAAGATTTAGAAGCTACTAATTTTACTTATGGCAAGCCATATAAAAGAGTAGATCCAGCAGTTTCTATAATTTTAGGTGCTGTTGCAAAATTTTATAACGGTAGAGTTATACATGCATATAACAATAAAGAATCTGTATTTGATGACGGTTATAGAATCTTAGAAGTTTTTGCTTCAAAAGGTAGAAAAATAGAAATAGAAATATATACTGATTATCTTTTACAGGCATTAGATGATGCATGGACAAAACACACAGCAGAAGATCCTTTTATGGTCGCTATGAATGGCAAAGCATATAGAAATAATTTTAGAAAAAATTGGGCTTGGAAGGTAGCAGATAGATTTAGAAAAATGACAGAAAACGAAGAAGAAAGAGGTAGACAGTTACTTATAAACAGTAAAAAAGTAAATCAATCAGCAATGGTTGTTAGAGGTAAAAATGAAAAAGAAAAAGAAATAGTTAATATACTTGTCACAAAAAAATATCCTAAATTATATTCTGGTTCAGGTTACACTTCAGGCGGTTCAGGATCTAGTGCAGGTAGATCAGCAGGTAGTTCTGTAGGTTTATCTAGGCAGGTATCAGGAGGAGGTCAAAAGCAGTTATCAGGTTACTAAATTTATTTACATAATTACAGCCCCCATAACAAGGGGTTTTTTATTGTTTATTATTAATTACTTGACAGGGGTTAACCCTAGGTATAATATAGAAATGTACACAACACCGAGAGGTTTACAAATGTCTAAAGCAACTAAGCAAGAACTACACATGTACCTTAACTGGAAGGCACAGTTAGAGCTTGAACTAAAAGCACGTGTTAAAGCTAATAATCGCAAGCTAATTGATGAGACTAGAGAAACACTTGCTGTATTAGAAGAAAACTGCAAAGACTTAGATCTAGGTCAATTTTTTAATAAGACATCATTCTTCTATCACAACAATGGTAAAACTTATCATTTTCCTACTAGGTTTACATCAGATAGTGAAGCTGATAGAAAATGTAGAATTAAATATCAAGGTTTATTTATTTTTCATTATGAAATGTTTAAGCATATAGCAGAAAGCGAAGATGAAGAGTGGTTAGAGGCAATGGCTAGATGTACATCAGCAAAAGAACCATACTTTACAGGTCAAGATGGTGACGGCTACAAAAATCCTATTGAGGCTACAAAAAATGTCTAATTTTCTAATGTTACTTGCTGCTACAGGGTTGTTTTATACAGCCCTTAATTCAGCCCTATACGATATGACAGTCTCAGCATGTGAGAACAAACTAACTAACTACGAACTAGCTTGTAAGGAGGTAAACAAATGAGCTATTTACAAACAAATATAGGCGATCTTAAGAACGAACTTAAGAAGCTACAAGAAACTACAAATGCACAAATAGAAAGATTACAAAATCTTTTAGAAAAAACATCTAGTAGTAACTTTAATAAATTATCTTATGCTGATCAGTACAATTACAAACAAGAAGTAGCAGATACAGGTAAATTTATTAGAAACTACATTAAGGAAAGTTGTACTAAATTAGATAATTCAGCATTTAAGATATTGCATGATTGCTCATTCGGTTACTACGCAGAAAGAGAATTATATAAAAAAGTAAAAATAGAAAGTGTTCAAGATGTAGAACCTAAAGATATTCCATTTGATATTTTTAAAGAGATTATGAAAGATCAGGGAATAGATCAAGAATATAAAAATACACTTATAAAAGAAAGAGGAGATAAAAGATACAAAGTTAAGGAGGTAAACAAATGAAAGTTAATTTACCTTTATATAAAGATTTGCTAGAAGATAAACGACTTAATTTAATAACACAAATAAATACTACAAAAAATTTTATTAACCTATATAAAGATTGGCATACAGGTTCAAAAATGCAACAAATAACAAGAAAAAAATTATTTGATAGAAATAAAGAAAAATTAATTTTTTTTGAAAATAAATTAAATATTATTGAAACAGCTTTAACAAATTTGGAGGTAAACAAATGAATTACTGTATATGTGAATGTGACCCTTATGCCTTTTGGGATATTAGTTATAAACAATATATGGAAATGACACCTATAAAACGTATGGAATACTTGAAGTCATTACGATTATTGATTACAAAAGAACGAGAACAAGAAAAAAGACAAGAAATAAGAAGAAAACTTGCATTAGATATATGGCTTAAAAAAAAGGTATAACAGTATAGTCGGGAAGCCTGATAGTTAGTTTCTTTGGAAGAGTTCTAACTTGAAAGTTATACAATACCTAGTTTTTGAAAAATGTTTTCTAGGAAAGACAGGGCAAGTTATCGGACTTGGTACACATCCCGACTAATTATTACCATTTGTTAACAATACCTTTATAGGGGTTAACCCTAGTTATATACTTAATATGTACTTTAGTGGAGACACTTCCGATGAAAAATGTAAAAACAGTATGGTGCGAGGGTGCAATAGGTTTTGCACATTCCGGTAATGTATTTTTTGCAAAAGTTTTAGATGATTCTTTAATGCATAGACCTGCTAGAAAAGGTTATGTATGGGTAGAAAGAATTACTACACCTGCGGATTTTGAAGTAGAGGTAGATGAAAAAGGGAATGTTATACCTTGGCAAGTTGAATGGCCTATAGAAAAAGGTAACGGTGATCGAGGTGATAAAAACAAATACCTTACAGGCTTTTAATTAAGCCTTTTTTTTTGGTTAATTTAATTTAGGAAACAAATTTTGCTCAAGCAGATCAACTAACTTATCATCTACTGTATTTGTTGTTTGTTTTACAAATGATCTACACAAATCAACAACTAAACGTTTTGCAGCTGTTGTAGTCAGGAAGCGTAAAAGTATAGGCTTTAGAATTTTGTACATAACATTGTGTTGCTTTACAAACATACTATAGACGTTAAATTTAAATTGGTCATCTAGGGCTGTTTAATCCCCACGCAAAGCCTAAGCAGCCTTTTTTTACCTTCTAGGCTTAATTTCTGCAACGGCAAGTTCTACTTCCTTAAGCCTATGAAAAACCTCTTTCATGTTGTCATGCATATCGTCAATTTTATTCGATAATAATTCTATAGCTGTTGTATTCCTTACTAAGTCATCTCTAGATTGCCTACCTCTATAAGATACAGAACCGACCGATATAAAACATGCTGTTAAAAGTGCGCCGGATGTAGCTGCTATTACCTCTACCATTATTTTGCTTTTGTGTATATATTTATAGTATATATCATGTTACTTGCATGGAAGAAAAAGAAAAAGAAGGTATTGAATGGGGCGAAATATTTGGTCATCTGATTAGATTTATAATTCTTTGTTGGAGTTTATCAATGATGACTCTTGGATACATGGGTAAGGTAAGAATAGATGGAGCTTTCACCGCCGGCTTGGTTTCGGGGTGTTTAGGATCTTATGGAATAAGCGTAGGACAAAAGAAAAGTGGTCAAAATAACAGTAATAACCCTAAAATAGAAGATAATAGTAGAAAAACAGTAACAAAATGAAAAAACTACTTTTATTAACATTTTTATTTACACCTGTCTCAGTGTTTGCAAATGGAACACCATCTTGGACTACAGGTAGTTCTAACAGGGTAGAAAATACAACTCAGACTATAACTAGATCAATAGTTACTGAAAAATATGGGGCTGCGGTTAGTACTTGGGAGGCATCTAATATTTCTGTAGCTGCATCTGCTGGTATTGCTGGCGGTGATGCAGTATTTACTGTAAATGATGCTGCTGCTGACTGGTCACTAAGCGTTACTACAAGAGCTGCTGGTGCATTAACAGAACAAATAACACAGAATGATTCTATTACGACTACTAGCGTTATTACTTCTTTATCTGTGTTCAGTCAGTAAGCCTATAAAGGCAGAAGGCGATACTAATGTACAGGCGCAACCAAACGCTGTTGGTAACTCATCAATAATTAATCAGAATATGAATATTAATAATGGCATGACCGGTAAGCTACAGTTCGGAAATCTTATATGTAGTCAACCTACAATGGCTGTAACACCTTTTTATACAGGTAATGATGCTCAAGGTGAAGATACATATTCAATAAACGAAGGATGGGGCGCACAGATAAGTTGGATGATACCTTTAGGAACAAATAACAAAACATGCAAAGAATTAGCAGAAGTTAAGCTTAAATTAGCTATAGAAGAACTAGATAAGCAGGTACATGATAAACAGCTTGTACGCATTCTTAAATGTAGTCAGTTACATGCTAGTGGTTATATGGTGAATCCTGTTTCTAAATATGCTTATATCTGTAATGACGTGATAAATATAAGAAGTTATGTAAAAGCTAACGCAGAAAAATTTAAATAGGCATTTAACAGCCTAATCCGTTAGGATTTCGGGGTATGCCTATAAAAGTAATGACATCCTAAATTTGTTAAAAAATAGGGGCATCACTGTGTACAATATATCTTATTTTTTTAAATTTGCAAAAATTAGTAGCTAGTTTAGACACCACATGTACAGGCATGTGAACTCTAGCTACCTTTTTTATTATCTATCTTTTCTTTTACATTTGCGACTTCTTTTTTAAGAATTTTAGTAAATATCTTTTTAAATATTTTTTTAATCTGAGCTACTACAGCTTGCATTGCAATCGAACCTGTAACGGTCACAATAGATGCAGCACCTGCACTGATTACACTCGATGCAATGACCTCTGGGGCTGGTATTGGCATCTCACCAAAAAACGGTAGATTGAATGTAGCTACAGTTTCAGATGATAAGGTTTCTTTGGGTGCTGGCAGGTTCTGCGGTATTATTTCTTTTTCTAGTTGCGACTCTATCACCTCTGAAGATGTTTTATCTTCTTCAACAGAAGAGGCTCGATCTTCCTGAAGTCCAGACTGAACTTGATCTAAACTTGGAAGAAGAATTGGATCTAGATAAGGTTCTTGAACAATGGGAGGGTAAAAAATTGTACTAGGAGGTTCTAATATATAATCTGTATTTGGCAAAGTAGGCAAATATATTTCATCCACGTTTATTTCTGTATTTTAATTTCTATATAATGTGTTGGTTGCCAGCCTTCAGGTAGTTGATACAACCAATCTAAATATATTTTTGTAACCCATAAAATTTGTGGGTCATCAAAATTTGCTAACCATTCTTCTCTTTCTATAGCTTCTAATTCTTCTTCAAAAGACATAATAAATTTAGCTATTACTTAAATATTACCTTTTTTTAAAATATTGGCTTCTAGCCGCTTCATAGTCAAACATGCATTCATTAGGATTATATTCCTGTGTTTTTATTCCAACAGGTGTTATATATATAATTCTGCAACTAAATAGGCTTAAATTAGGATAATTTTGATAAAAAAGGCTTACATAACCACCTATCTGTAAACTATGGTTTTTCTTACTATATTTTTCTTGCGTTTTATAATCTGCTAAACATAGCATGCCTGTATTTTTGTGTTGTAGTATCGTATCTACACTACCTGCTATATCCCTTTTTCTATCAATCATTCTTAACTCATTTACTATAGGTTTCCAAGTTTCCCACATTCTATAATCTATTAGATGTTTTACCCATTCCTTATATTCTTCAGCATACGCTAGTGCTAGTGGTATATCACCTGTTTCACACCATATCTGAACAGCAGCGTGTATTTTAGTTCCTCTTTCAGCTGCTTTTTCCATATTTTTGCTTACATAATCAGTTGTTTTAATAACATCACTAACAGATCTTGCTACATAGCATTTACGTTTAAGATCATAATACTTATGGGGTTCAGGATAAAATTTTACAAATGGATCTTGTACAAGTATTTCTTTAATATTGCTTTTCATACATCACAGGATCAAAGGTAATTTTATTTGTAAGTAAGTTTCTATATTTTGGTATTTTATGTACTGGCACTGATGCATAAGCACCTCTGAGTGTTCTTTTTACTCTTATCCATCTTCCTGTACCTAATTCTCTTTCATAACCCATAGATAAAAACCAGCCATCAGGAGGCGTATCTAAATCTTGTTCTTTAATAAGACCTTTTTTTACCATTTTTCTTAGTGTTCTAACAGCACTACCTGCAAACAAAGCTTCCATTAAATTAATCTCCCATATTCATCAAATTCTGCAACCTTTTGATTAGGATGCATAGTTGTTTGTTCTGGTTCTTTGTTAAATCTGTTTATGCGCTGCTGTTGTTCTTCATAATTTTTTATTGTGCAACCCTTCCAAGTACCTGCAAGAATACCAGCATCTAATTGATCTTTCAAAGTTTCTACACCATACTTTTCTACAAATTTTCTATATTCTGTATTTTGTCTTTTCCAAGCTTCAATAGTTTTAGAACCTTTTTTTGTTTTCCAGAACTCTAGTATTAATTCTTCTATATGTTTTAAATCATCAGGAACTATCTTTTCTTGTTTTTCTTTTTTATTAATTTTTTCTTTTTGTTCTTTTCTTTCTAACTTCTTATCTTCTAAATCTTTATTATCTGTATATATATAGTCTATATTATTTGTCAAATTTAGCTTTTTGTTTACCCTATCGTTATAAGCATCTTCTAAAAGCATGTTAATAAAACCATTAGTTGTAATGTATTTCGGCTTTATAGCTGTGATCTTATCTATTAAAGATCTGTCTAAAATTGGTCTAGTTTTGGACATAGTTAGGTAATAAGTTGACTAGGTTTGTACAATAATTGAACATATGCAGAACAGTAAAACAACTAAGCACTATATAGATTGTATTAAAACTTCACAAACGCTATATATATGTTATCGTTAGCTCATAAGTCTAATAATGCTATGGCTTGTACATTAGCTAAACATAATAGACGTATAAAAACTCTCAGAATAGAGTTAGCAGGGATAAATGACCCTTATGAACTACTGGCAGAAGTAATAGCAGATAATGAACGATTAAGACAAATTATAAATATGCATGATTGCCATAAGGGTAAACCATAGCTATACTAAGAAAAATATATAAACAAATTGACTAAAGAAATAACAAAAGCACTTTGTAAGTTTATACAACAAGTTGGCACAATAGAGGAAAAAGATACTGCACAATATGGCAAGTTTGCTGATCTATCAACAGTATTATCTACTGTTAACCCTGCATTAGCTGCAAATGGTTTAGCTGTAATACATACAACAAAAGTTGTAGAAGGAAAGAATGTCCTAATTACAAATCTTTTACATACATCTGGCGAATCTATAACATCTGAAATGTTATTACCTCTTAATACAGGAGGTAGAGGCAACCCAATGCATCAAGAAGGCGGTGCTATAACTTACTGTCGCAGATATTCTTTATTAGCAATACTAGGATTAAATGCTGGAATACCTGATAATGACGGTGACTTTGCAAACACTACAGAAAATAATGTAACACCTATAAACAAAAACAAATTAGTAGGCATGCCTCTAGTATTAGATGAAGATACTAAGAAAGCCTATTTAAAGAAAGTAGGAGATCTTATAGTAAAAGACAACGAACTATACAACACTCTCGCAGATGCGCTATATCTAGAGTTTGACTTTGACCGTAATACTAATTTATCTCAGAACATAACTAAGCCAAAGCACGTTACATTTATAGAAGAATGGTTAACTGCTAATCAATGAACCCTACTAATGAAACAAGACCTGAACATGTTGCACCGCAAAACTGGAAGAACCGTCATATGGTCGGGGCTAAACTCACGCAGGTTAATTACAAAGCACTTAGAGACTTTTGCAAAGAAAACAATTATTCTTTTTCATCAGGTATCAATAACCTGATAGCAAACCATTTAATTAAAGACAATGTTTAATGTAACTATTGCAGGGCGTTTAACTAAAGACGCACAATACAAACAGGCTGGAACTTATGACATGGCAACATTTACAGTTGCTGTAGATCATGGCAAAGAAAAAACATCATATGTAGATTGTCAGATGTGGGGCAAAAGATTCCAAACAATATTAGATGTATATAAAAAAGGAAGTCTTGTCGCAGTGTCAGGTAATGGTGAGTATTTAATATATGAGACAGAAACAGGAGAACAAAGAAAAAAGTTAATAGTTAATGTTGATAAATTTATATTTCCAGAAAAAAAAGCTAAAGTACAGGAAGGTATACCTTTCTAATGGGTTTAGTTCTTACAGTAGATCAAGATCTTACAGGTTTTGATAGATTTTTAAAAAACAATAAAAAGCAATTACCCTTTGCAACATCATTAGCACTTAATGATACTGGCTTTGATATGCGTAATGCATTTAACAAAGGTACACTTAGCGTATTTAATCAGCCTACAAGATTTACACAAAAAGCTTTTCTAACAACTAAATCTAAGAAAACAAACTTAGTTGTACATGTATTTGCAAAAAATAAAGATGGTAGTGACGCTGCAAGATATTTACGCTTCGGTGTGCAGGGCGGTGCAAGGCCACCTAAAGGCTTTGAAAAATATTTTTCTGGTTTAAAAAATGACGGTACATTAGGTTCATACTTTTTACCAAGCAAAGCAAAAACAGATGGATTCGGTAACGTGACAAGAGCAACACTAAAACGTATAAGTAATAAAGTTCAAAATAATAAAGCATTTATAGGTACGCCAAGAAACAGCAGTAGGCCAGCCGGTATATATGAACGTGATGGCAATAAATTAATTACACAGTTTGTAAGTGTAGATCAACGACCAACATACACAGGAAGATTTAATTTACAAACTATTGGCGATAAGGTTATTAATAGAAGATTTAATCAACACTTTAATAAAGCTATGACAAAGGCTATAGCTACTGCTAAGTAATGCTAGTAGGTTCTTTCTGTACGCTTAACTGTGGGTCGTTCATACGA